TGGCATCAGCGAAATCGACAAGATGACAGGCTATTGCGATGTTGAGGACATCGAGGAAATGCTTGAGGACGCCGAGCGTGACGACAACATAAAGGTAATTATCTTTGATGTGGACTCCCCAGGCGGTACCGTCACGGGCGTCCCAGAACTTGCCAAGCGTATCCGCAAGTGTAAGAAGCGTACCATTGGCTGGACTTGCAAGCAGGCTTGCTCGGGCGGCTATTGGCTCCTTTCTCAATGCGATGAAGTCTGGGTCAGCGGTTCGTCCATTGTAGCCAACATCGGTTGCTTTATGGGTTTTCTCAACGAAGCCAAGGCTTACGAAATGGAAGGCTACAAGATTGAACTCTTTAAGTCTGGCTGGGCAAAGGCCGCTGGCTACCCTGGAACCGATACTACCCCAGAGCAAAGAGCGTTGTTTAACGCCGATGTGAAAGAAACCCACGATTGGTTTATCGCAGATGTCTTGTCCACCCGTTCAATGGCCAAGGTTGAAGATATGCAGGGCCAATGCTGGTCTGGCCGTCTTGCCGCCTCCAAACTGCTTGTAACGGGCATCAAGGACACCTTTGACGATCTGCTCAAATATATCAGCGAAGAAATGTACGAAGCCTTTGAAGGTGCAGAGCCTTCCGTTGGGAATACGGCCACCTACGCCATGAACGCCTCCGCCGAAGTCACGCCCGAGCAGGGCAAGGACGAGGACGGCTCTGCCCCTATTTCTGGCGACAAGAAGAAGAAAAAGAAGAAGAATGAGGACGGCACCGATTCTGATGAAGATGAGGAAGAAGAAAAAGAACTTCCCAATGAACCTGGCTGTAATCCGATTATCACGGACGAAAAGACCAAGGCGTAACTTGACACCTCGCTAATTCCAAAATGAGCAAATTGTCTCTCGAAGAACGGTTCAACTCCCTCCAAGCGGCCTTCACGGGTAAGTCCACGGAAGTGGAATCCAAGGTCGCTGAAGTGGCCGAACTAGCAACGAAGGTTTCCGAACTGGATGCCATTCTTTCCTCCAAGGAAGCCACCCTCATCGAAATCACTTCCAAGTTTGCCGAGTCGGAGTCCATCATCAAGAACCTCCAAAGCGAACTCGCTCAAGCCAAGGCCGCACATGAGTCGGCTGGCAAGAAGGCCGCTAACATCGTGGCCTCTGTTGGTGTTAACCCTGTCGAAGTTTCCCCGTCTGATGTGGCAGTCTCTGCCAAGAACGACCAGGAACTTGCCGATGAATGGGTCACCTTAAAACAGAAGGACGCCAAGGCCGCTTCCGCCTTCTACACGAAGAATCGCCCTGCGATCCTGCGTGCTTCTGGACTCAAGTAATTCTTTATGGCACTTCCCGCTACCCTTACTGCCGAAATCGGCACTCTTTTGACCGACAACTGGACGGCTATCGTTGCTGACGCTGACGCTAACAGCGGCGTCACCAATCTTTCCTTCCAAGTCAAACTCACGGAAACCTCCCCTCCTGGTGGCCCGATGGCTTTTGAAATCGGCTTCACCCATCGCTATCGTACTGAAATCTCTGCAAGTCAGTACGAAAAGGTGACTGGTACCGTCTCCTAATTTTCCTTAACCTTAACCCCGTAATATACTAATATGTCCAACTCCATTGGTGGCTTAACGCTCCAACTCGTTGCGGAAGAATCCCTCCGCACGCTCGTCCCCGAACTCGTACCGCTGACCAAGATCGCCGTTACGGACTTCGGTTCCTATGTCGCTGAACGAGGCTCCACCGTTCACACCCGCTACGCTGGTTCGTTTACTTCCACGAAGTATAACCCCGCTAACGGTTTCGTCCCAACCGCCGCTACCTCGACCGATGTGGCCATCACCCTTGAAGAACCCGATTATGTCGATGTTGCATTCACGGACTTCGAAGCCTCCACGCTCTCGCTGGAACGCCTCCGCCGTCTGTTCATGGCTCCTATGGCCAACGCCATCCAGTTGTCGCTTTACAACGCAGTTCTCGGCAAGGTGACCAACGCCGCTTTTGCTACCAAGGCTTACAACGGTGCTATCGGTTCGTTTGCTCGTACTTCGGTTGCCGCCGCCGCTACCTCGCTCACGAAGGCTAACTTGCCTCACAACGATCGTCACCTTCTCCTGTCGCCCGATGCTCTCGGTCAACTCGTCCAAGACCCTTCCGTTGCCCAGACCTTCTCGTACGGTGTTTCGGATGTTATCCAGAACAACGCCATCGACAAGAAACTCCACGGCTTCGGCGTCAGCGAGTTCAATGGTTTCAGCGGCCTAGGCACCCCTTCCTCGGAAGGTCTGAACGGTATCGCTTCCTGCAAGGAAGGCTTGGTCATCGTCACCCGTGTTCCTGCCAGCCCGACCACGGGCGGTGGCGAACAGATGAATGTGACCGACCCAGAAAGCGGCTTTACCTTCGCTCTCCGTTACTTCTACAACTGGCAGATGGGCACGCACAATATGCAGGCCGTCTGGCTCCAGGGTACGGCTGTCGGTAACCCTGCGGCTCTCCAGCGTATCATCTTCACCTAATAGGTGGGGATTTAGGAGGCCGTTAACAGCCTCCACCAGCGAAAATGCCGAGAGGCCCATCCCCACGGGGGTGGGCTTCTCCTTTTGTTGACAGTCCGCTAATTACAGATGGCTGACTTACCTTCAGAATGGGCCGCAGACGCCCTTGAAATCCTTGGGGAGATTCCCAAGTCGGTAACCGTCAAAAGCGTCCCAGGAGGCACGCCCGTGGCCTTTAATGCTCTAATGAGCCAGCCTGCCGTGATGCAGGACTTGGAAACGGGTGGTTTCACCTCCTCAACCTCGTACGATGTCAAAATCCTGCGGGTTCAAGCCGCCGCCCATCCTGGCCTTGTAGCCTTTGGTAACATCATCGCCTTCAACGGAGAGCAGTATCGCATCATGACGGTCACCGACCGACCCCCTTCGGCTTGGGTGATCTGCAAGGTGCAGACGCTGGTTCAGTAATGGCTATTCAAATCAGTACGGCTCGGAATGTTCACATGAACACCGACCTGTATCATACCCATGTGGCACTCTATTGCCAAGTAATGCGTAAGACTATGGCCGATGTGGTCAAAAACGAGGCACGCTTGCTTGCCCGTGACGCTTGCGACTTCACCCCACCGTTTTCTGGTTCTGCACCCACTATCAGCAAGGGCGGCGAAGGCGGATTCGGCAATAAAGCCCGTGATAAGGGTCGTGCCGCCGTAAGCCGTGATGTCCGCAGGATTTTCGCCCCGCTTGCCCAGGCTCCCTACGCTCTAGTGGCCAGCCGTGGCGACCTTGGAATCTTTGATAAATGGATTAGACTTAAAGAAAAGTTGCCCCCCCCTCATGAGCCTTCATGGATTTTCCGTGTTTTCCACTTAAACGGCATGGTGGTAACCCAGGCTGACTTTGATAACTTTAAGCAAAGACACGCACAACAGAACCAAATGTCTGGTTTTGCAAAAGTTTCCGATTATGATACGCCAGGAAGTATTCAATCGGTTCATGAGCATATTCGTGGGAAACCAAATTATTTTGTAAACAAAAACAGGAAACCTACAAACTTTACAGCCAACTTCAATTTAGTCGAAGATTACATCAAAAAGGTTCAAAAGCGTGTAGGTAAACTGAAGGCTGGCTGGTATCACGCTGGCCTTAAACTTGGCTTCATGCCTACGGCTCAATGGGTTTCTGGACAAGGCTCATCCAACGCTATTTGCCAACCACAACTTACTGGCACAAAACCCAAGGTGAAGATCGGCAACGCCATCGCCCGTGACCATTCACAAGGCTGGCACCTGTTCCAAAAGGCTTGGAACCACCGTGGCTTCGCCATGCGGGAGAAGATGCTCCACGCCCTAAAGGGTTCCAAGAACCACGGCACGCTTCTTCAGATTACCCAGAAATTACAAAAAGGCTTTACCCTTACCCAAGTTTAACCATGAGCATCCCATTCTATTCCGCCCGTACAATCGTAGAGGAAAAGGTTTCCGCCTACCTTACGGCCAACCTTACGGGCGTTGCCGTCCACAAGGGCATTACTCCAGAAATTAAGGTTATCCCTTTGGTTACGGCCTACGCCAAGGCATCCAAGGCCGTTGATGCCCTTGGTAGCCATCCATTTGGTAATTACACCGTAACCCTTGAAATCGGGGTCTATTCGTCCGCCGATGACGAAACCCTCGATCAGCACCGCACCCGTGTCCAAAGCGTCCAAAACCTTATGTCGGACACCTCTGCTTTAAAGGCTCTTTGGACGCTATCTACGGATGGCATCCTGTACGACCTTTGGGTTAACCAGGACGAGGAGGGTATGCACCAGCGTAAGTACGGCAATTTGATTGAATACACCGTATTTGTTATGCTACCCCCCGCCCCTTGACACCTCGCTAATTCCAAAGAACAACTATGGCAATCGCTATCGAATACGGTGTAGCCCTTTTTTACGGGCTTCGTGACAAGACTTCCATCACCTATATGGTCGTCCAGTCTGATGACATTTCCCAGTCATTCGCACTTGATGTTGAAGTCGCAGACGAAGATGGCCGCACGATTACCGATCACCTTGATGACCGCCGCAACGAAGTTACCCTTGACGGCGTTCTGAAAGAGTCTGCCTCAATTCCTACAAACGGCGTTCAGTTTACCTATGATGGTGTCCAATATATCCTCAAGTCGATTGACGACAAAGGTTCCAACAAGGACTACCGTAAGGTCACCGTAAAAGGTATCAAGTACCAGGAAATCGCCTAAAGAGGCGGCATCCACGAATGGATGCTCGTTACCTCAAGGCCACGACCACGCTTCCCTCGGATGTAAAAGTCTGCGGGAAGCGGTTGCTTCCTTTCTGCCTACGGCATCGCATGATGCTTATGGCCATCGACAGCCCTTTCCTGGACATCGGCAAGCGTGGATTTACAGCCACCGATGTAATCAAGGCCGTAAGAATACTATCAACTTACGAAAAGAAAGGCATCAACGCACCAATCAACTTCATGGAGAAATGGCATATGATCGTGCTTAACTCCAATAGAAATAAGTTGGCCCGTGAAGTTGGACGCATTATTGGTGTTATCACAGAGTCTTGCTCTTACCCCAAAATGTGGTCAAAGGAGTAGGGCGTGAATAAGGATAACATCCCGTGTGTGCTGTATTGTGTGGCAAACAATGTTCGGAACGGTTGTACGCTTGAAGAATCATGGACAATGCCCGAAGGTGAAGCCGTATGGATGTCCATTTCCCACGCCATATACAACGGTTCCAAGATTGATGTCCTATCGACCGATGACGAAGATATGCTCGATAAGTTCGACAGCATCATCAACCGCTTTAAAGAAGCAACTCCTAGAAACTAATGGCCTCTGAAATCGTAGTCACAGTCGGTGCAGATACCACCCAGTTGGAAAAGGGTTTGCAGGATGTATCCAAGCAAGGCAGTAAGGCGTCCACGCAATCCACTTCCTTTGCGTCCATCCTTGGTCGTGCGTACGGTATCGGCCAGATGTTAATGTCGGCAATTACGCCTATCTTTGACTTCATGTTGAAGTATGCGGAGAAGGCCCGTGAACTTCGCAATATGTCCGTGGCTACTGGTATGCCGACCGAGCAACTCCAAAAATGGAATGTAGTGGCACAGAACTCTGGCATGAGCCTGTCCACGCTTTCGCACTCGATGGCCGAGTTCAACAAGAAGATGGGCGAAGCCAAGATCAAGGGTTCCGAGGCCAATTCTGCACTTACAAAGTTGGGCTTTGGACTAAAGGACATTGGTAAGGAAAGTTTAAGATACGAAGATGCACTTTACGCACTTGCCGATGCACATAAGGCTGGTACAGATAACGCCACCTTGATGCACTATGGCACGCAGTTATTCGGCTCGTCTTTCGAGCAGATGCTTCCCTTGGTCAAGCAGGGTTCTGGAGAACTAAAGAAACAGTTGGGTAATGTTGCAACAGCCGAAGAAGAAAATGCCCGTGGTTCGGCTCGTTTTGCAGATATGATGACACGGGTTGGTGCCATTCTTGAATCGGCATTTATCGACATTGTGGGGACTATGCACAACCTGGGGGAAGGACTTGCTGATGCTATTGATAATTTTGCGAACAGCGTTTGGTACAACTTTAAAGGATGGTTTGTTGATCGTGGACAAATGTTAAAGGATGCCGCCGAAGCCACATACAAAAATCGCTCAAGTGGTCATACAAAAGAGGAAGATGAAGCATATTACGATGATTTGGCCTGGAGGTATTCTATGGATGCTGATGAAAAGAAAATCTTTTTGGACAGAATCAAAGAACTTCAAGGCGGTGCCGATGGCAAGAAACTCTCTCCGCTTGGCCTGTCCGAAGCCCAAGGTGCATCATCGCTCCAGCAGATGGGCGGCGGC